TCCTGCATACTGAGCCTCCTATCTCGTCCGTATTATTTCTGGCGACCGGGTCGCCTTTAGGCGTAGGGCAATCTCTGAAAGCCTACGCGCATCCTCCCAGGTCTCGTCCCACTCACGGGGAGTCGCGAATAACAGGTAGCCCGCGTTCAGCAGGCTGATGGATGGTGCGGTTTTGGGTTTGGAGTAGTCACCTAACCCTCCGTAAACCTCCATCTGTTCGGGCAGGCCTTTGTCGGTCGAGCCGGGGATAACGACCGCCACTTGAGGGAACGACCGGGCCGGGGCAATCATACGAACCGTTTTCATCGTCCACCTCGACGGGCGACAACCCCGCCTTCTGGCACAAGGCCTTCCATAATCCATTCTTCTGCCTGATTATCTAAAGCCTCCCGCAAGGCCGGTATGTCCTCAAAGAAATCCTTGTCCCTTTCTATCGCGTGTAAGTCTTGTATCTGAGAGGGCGTTAGGCTGAATCCCTCGTTTCTAATATCTTCAAGAAGGGCATCAGTTAACGGGAAGTCGTCTATATCTTCAAGAGCGGCTACGTGCTGTGCAAACCATGCGTCCAGCTTGGCTATATCCAATGCTTCTCCAAAAGCCTCCACTTCGTCCGCCGCGCCGTACATCTTCTTATATTCGGTGCTTGTCTGCACCTCAATCCTCACTCCCTTTGCCTCAGCTATCTCCACCAAGTCGTCGTAGTCGCCGAATTCGTGGTATTGCTTCTCCAAGATGATGGCATCGATTTCATCAATATCGACGCCACCGAAGATTCGCATCTCCTGCTGTCCGGTAACCTCGTTCATTCCTTCGTATAAATCGTCGATGGTGAAACGCTCGAAACCCGGACGGCCCGCGCTTTGCTGGTATCTGAAATTGGCGTACCTGTTCCACCTACGGCGCATGGCTTCCTTTCCCAGGTCTCCGTGAACCCGGCGAGGGTCAATCATGGAACCTAACTCTTCCCGAAATTCCGCTATCTCGTCCACCGACAAGTCGGCCCATAAGTCCATGTCAGGTATATCGAGAGCCGGGCCTGCATTCTTAGACCAGTGAAGCCCGACGTCTTCGTCGTAGAAGATGGAGCGGGTCAGGACATCGTCCTTTAGCTTCACCCGGACATCTCCAAAAGTCGTGACGCCACCGGAACCCTGTCGCTGGAACGAGGCGGACACGCCCCGCCCGTAAATCATGTGGGATTCCTCGATGGCCCTCGCTAACCCTGTCCCGATATTGTCCCTGAGAACCTCTGCCTGAAGTTCGGTCACCGGTATGGCCGGGTCAAACTTGTGGCTAACGGGGTGCAACTGCTCTCGCCATTGCTCCAATCCCGGCGGCATCATAACCTCGTCGTTTAGGGTGGCGAGTAGATTATCGGCATGGGTGTTGTGGCTCACTTGGAGTTCGCTGATAGCTTGGTCAATCAGCCGCTCGTTATGCTCCCGCAGAGCGGTAGGCATAGAAGGGTCAAGTTCCTTCGGCCCGAAGTTATCTAGCTTCGTCAAGGAGATGCTTTCGTCAGCACCGATGATGTCCCGGTAGACCAAGATGTCCTCCTCGTTAACAAACGGACGGCCTTCCAGTGCGTCTATCTTGGCCTTTTCGTATGGGGTGAGGGTTACCTCCTCACAAGGCGACAGACATATCCACCGCGTATCCTTGTGGCGGCGGTAGTCCGCCGGGTCTAGTCCCATGTCCCGCAGGGGTTTCACACTGGCGGATTTACCCCAAACCGGGTGGTCAGTCACTTTGACCATGTCGGCGAAGGTGACGTCACCGCGCTCCCAGGCTCCCAGCCGCGTTTCGCTGTTGCCCATTATCTGCAATTGGGTGTTGCGGGGTTGCTTACGGAACCACTCCCTCCCGGTATCACCCGGCTCAGGCATCGGAACATCCTGAAGGCCCAAGTCCTCGTAGGTGATGGTTTCAGGCACCAGGGTACATCGGCAATTGGGGTGGGCCTGCAACGGTTCGTCTAATCCATATAGTTCCCCGTCCAGAACCACGCAGGCCATACAGACGCGGCCATCTTTGGCGGACATACGCCGGTAGCCTTTCACGATAGCCGGGTTCGCCGCGTACTGCATCCGCGAGGCTTCCCGGTAGGCCCGCATCGTCTCAGTGCGGGAAAGGGTTAGGGCTTTGCTCAGGCCCATCCCTGCTGACTCAGTCACCCGTCTGGCTGTCTCCCGTGGCCCTTTGCCAAGGGCTATCCCCTGGACGAGATTGAACACCACTTCTTCGGCGACCTCCTGGCCTAGCCGGTGGAGGATTCGCCCTACGGGTGCGCTGGCTTCGGTACTTGCCACGATGTTGGCCATCGCCTGCGGCGGCACACGGTTCCACTCGATTCCCATACGGGCCAGCATCTCCGGTGTCACGCCCTTGGGAAGCCCGGCGGCGACTGCCTCAAACGCGGCCTTCTCCGCAAGGGCTACCGCCTGGGTGCCGTTAATCTTTAGCTGGTTCGCCAGGATACTTAGATAGCTGTAAATCTCCGGTACCCAGAAGTTGTTTCGGAACCGGGTGATGGCCCGGTAGCGGAGGAGTGACTTGATGGGCGACCCGGTCATCTTCCGCCTCTGCATGGTTGATACCAGTTCCCGTACCCTGCCATCAAGGTTGTGATTCACTTCTGAGTAGGCATTAACGAGAGCGACCTGGGCGGCGGAGTCCATCAGGAGCAGTTGCCTACGGAATTGCTCCAGGGTTATCTGAATCTCAGAGAACTGCGTGAAGGGCGCGTAGAATCCGCCGGTCGACACTAGATTTCACCCATCTGGAACCCGCGTATGATTTCGGCCCCGATGTTGGTGTCGGCCACCCGCTCGTCGGTGACCTCCTCGTCCATCTGCTCTATCTGCTCCTGGGTGTACCCAAGTTCCCGCCAAAGCTGGTGCTTGGTCACCCCAAGTTCGGCCTTGGCCTTCAAGGCTTCCATGTGGGACTGCTCGTTCCGCGTCTCCGGGTCGTCCCAGGTGGTCTCCAGCATCAGGTCATCCCCACTCACCGGGGCGGAACCGAAAGCGGCCTGGATGCGTAAGGCCATCATCAGGCAGTCCTCCCAGGAGTTCCCGAAGTTCACCATCCTCTGCTGGGCCTTGTTCACCAGGCCTGATTCGGCGGTCTTCAAAGCCTCCCCGCTGGGTGCGCCACCCATGATTTGGAAAAGGTGCTGTGGGGTTCGGGTCGTCCCGGCGATGTGTTGCACCAGGGATTCAATCGCCTTCAACGGCCCCTCTACCGTTGCCGCCTGCCACTGGCCCACTTGCCCGCCGTCGTACTCGCTGTGGAACTCCGCTACGCTCCCCGGCATGATGTCCAACCGGGAGGAACCGTGGTTCACGTTCAGGGTGTACCGCTGGGGGAACGCCAGGGTGTCTAGAATCATCGTGAGGTCAATCAGCGATTTGTTGAGCAAGTCCTGCATGGGAATCACGTTGATAATCTCCGATTGCCCGAAGTCCCCACCCATCGGTCGGTTGCGGAAGTGGACGATGGGGATACCCAAAGGCGCACCGGCCTTATCCAGCCAGGGAACCGGCCACTGCTCGTCCATCTCGTCTTGGTGCATGGCCCAGACGCCACCCCTGGCAACGTACTTCTCTACCCGGTCGGGGAAATATAGATTGAGCCGGGTCTCCGGGTCTTCGCCGATGCGTGGGTGCTGAATCCATTTCTTGCTCACCCAATCAATCTGGCGGGTCGCCTCGTTGTAGTGGGGGATTATCATTTCAGCCACTTGATGCGTCCACCGGGGCTGGGACTTCTCCGCATCCCAATCGCAGAGCAGATAGCTGTCCCCCAACATGACCGTTTCGGTATGTACCACCACCTGGGTGTAGTCCATCCGGTTCTTCCGCCACAAATCCCAGGCCCAGGTGGCGAAGGTCTCGTTCTCCGAATCGAACCCGATGACCCTAAGCCGCTCCGCCAGGGAGTCCACCACCACGTTCATGAAGTTATCGCGGAAGGCCAGCCGGGGCGGGAGGAACTTCTTGAGCCGGTCGGTGACTGCCGTGTCGTGGTCGCCGTCGTAGTACCGCCGGGCCACATCGTAATCTTCCCGCCGGTCTTCGGCCTGTTGCTGAATCCACTGCATCAGGGATTCGGTCACCGGGTTGAGGCCACTTGCCCGTAGTACCATTCTCTTCTCCTATCCGACCCTGTGTGCCTGTTTCGATTTAAAGGGGCCACAAACCGCCTTACACGCACGGCTTTTGGCCTGTTCTATCTATCTTTGTCCCAATAGATGGGATTGTCGGGGTCGAGGCCCATCGGGTTCTCCGCTAGGGTCATCCGCCGCGCCCCAACCAACTGATGCACCTGGGGTTCCACGAAGTGGGTGGCCCTAAGCCGCATCATCGCCCCGGACAAAGCATCGACCTGGTCGTCATGCCCGCCGTAGGGAAAGGCCTCCAACTCGTCGAGGAAGGTGCCGACCCAAGGCCCACGCAGAAGCCGCAGATTCCCTACCTCCGCCTGGCTACTGACCGGGCCTGCCCTTTCCAGCTTGGAGCCGGTCGCCCGCTGGCCACGTACCGTGCTATCAGGCAGAACCCGCGTCACATAGTTGTAGATGGTATTGACGCCCGACGCCCCCGGTTCTTGCTCGATGACAATCTGCGTACCGTCGCCATCGACAGCGGCGGTCTGGGCTATGCGCCTTTCGACATCTGCCGGGGTACCGCGCATCCGCTGGACATCGACGACGTAGAACATCCCATCGGTGGCGTGGTCGATACGGACGCCCGCCGTCCAGTCGGGGTCGGTGCCGGGCCTCTTCGGGGTCGCCGCCAAGTCCCAGTAGCGGACAGACTTGTTGATGAACACCGGGGCTTCCTCCACGACCGGGAACCACTCCCGCTGGAAGAGGTTCCCTGGTTGACGGGCCGTCCAATCCCCCTGGAGGAGTTGCCGCCGGGTGACCGGGTCAAGCTGGTTCAGCGATTGCACATAGGCGTCTTGGTCGAGGTAGGGGTTATCTGGCAACCGGGCCGCGATGAACACACGCTCCCCATCGCTTGGGTCTGCGTCAATGAACCGCCCACGTACCCACTCATGGCCGATACCGCCAGGGTTGCTGGCAGAGCGCATACGCAAAGCCGCGCTACTATCCAGCCGCCTCCGCAACCGGGAGAACATATAGCGGTAATGGGCCTCTTCAAACTGCGTGAGTTCGTCGAATCCCACGAACTGGAACTCCGTGGACTGATAGCGGTATTCATCCCCCGGTCGTTCCAGATACCCGAAGGTCAACGTGGCCCCGCTAGGAAACGACCACGTCTTGGCGGATTCACGCCACTTGGCATCGGTGGGCATCAACCACTCCTTGGCCCTATCCATCAAGGCACCGGGCAAGGCCAGGTCGGTGTAGGAACGCCGAAGCAGAAGCGCGGCGTACCCCGGCTGGTCGACGTGCTGAAGCGCGGCCATCAGTAGGGCGTCAGACTTCCCTCCGCCAGCGGCCCCGCCATACAAGGCTTCGGGGTTCTCAAGCAGAAGGAAGGCGAGTTGTTTCGGCGTAGGCTTATGCGGTATGTACGCCGTCCAGGGTAACCGGAGCGTGTCCATTGGACTCCACCCTGATGGCCCCAGCATCTCGTAAGGTTGAGAGGGCTTCTGCAATGTCGCCAATATCTAACGTCACCACCTGATGCTGAATAGGACTTCCTTCGGGGCCGCTATGCTCGACGCGGGACGGCGTATCGACGCCCATCAGTTGTCGCATATCCCCGATGGCCTGGAGGCATATCTTCGCCGCCTGGGTTTCCCCACGGAGCATATTCGGCCACTGAACCTGAAGAATCTTTGTCAGTCGTTCTAATGTCAGTTGGCGGAACTCCGCAGACGGTTCGTCTAGGGTTTTCCGCAAGGCCGTCTTTACGGCGTCAATCGCGCTGGTATGGCTGGAGTACCCAAGGGCGTCTGCTATCTCCTGCCAGGTTCTCCCGGCCAGGCGAAGTTCCACAGCCCGGCGTTGTTTCTCAACGGCGTTGATACGCCGGGGAGACATACTCGACTCGACGACGTTCTTAGGCTTTGGCATCTTCCACCAGCTTTGGCTCAAGGCCCATCCCGGTTAGGCGTTCAATCGCAACGGCTACGTACCCCGGCTCAATCTCCGTACCGTAGCAAACCCTCTCCGATTGTTCAGCGGCCACCATCGTGGTGCCAGAACCGATGAAGGGGTCGATGACCACGTCCCCCCTGGCACAGGAGTTGTTCAGCATCTGGGCCACGAGTTCGACGGGCTTCATCGTGGGATGTTC